TATTTGTGTGTCTCCGACTAACAAATCTTCTCCATCTTGCATTTTGGTTATTACATTTGCTGGCGAGTAATTAATTGTAAAACCTAAATTACCTAAATCTTTTAATTCCGCATCTCCTATTTTATTTTCTAATGTAACAAGTGTACCGAAAAAAGTAATTCTGTAATTTTTTGGACTATTATTGTGCATTTGTACTGATTCCAACCTTACAAAACCTTCTTTAAATGGTTTATAGTTTGCGTGTAATATTGCTGGTCGTTTTAATCTTGCATCAAAACCTTTTATAGCTGGATTATAATAATGCTTAAATAATTTATTGTTTATTTTACTAGCTGGAACATTAAATGTTCTGGAATAATCGGTATATATTTTTTTTATATCCTTAACATCTTGTAGCGACAAAGTTAAGACTATAGATTCATTGTCGTGTAATTCTACTTGGTCGCCTTCCAAAAACAATTGCAAATGTACCATTATCTAACATTGTTTATTTTATTAAATGCAAAATCAAATAAAACAGTATAATTAATTAATTTGTCGTTTAACGAGGTTTTATGTACAAACTCTTTGCTTTTTGGTGTTATTGGTAATGTTTTACTCTCAAATCTTATATAAACATCTTCTGACAAAAATAATTCCTCTATAGTTTCCTTCGCATCCTCTTTTATAAATCCTGTATTTAACGATATTGATGTTTGTGCATTGACATTATATCTTTGTCGTTGCGGTCTGTTTGTTGCATAAGTAACACTTGATTCTGTGATATTATTCGTTTTATGGGTTTCGTCTGAAATATTAAAAGTTTCGGTTGTTCTCTTAAAAAAATAGACATCTTGGTAAGCTCCATATTTATTTACGAAGGTAACCTTAAATGGTGTATATTTTGGCTCACAAATGTTATTTACAGTAATTGTTTTTAAGATTGTTGCATCATCAGTATCAAAAACCTGTATGGTTGATGAATTTTGTGGTATAGTAATATATTGTATTTTTTGACTGCTGTCTCCACTATCTGTAATTTGTGTAGTTGCGCTATCAATAACCACTTTACCAACTCCTTCTGCAAATATTGGTAATTTTCCTGCTGTATTTTCTGGAATATAAATATTATTACTTGTTATAAGGGCATTAGTTGATAATTGCGGATTAATAGCATCTTCATAATAACCATATCCATCCATTAAAATATTGTGAGTAACAGTATTTCCTCCAACGGTGTATTGTACGCCTGTATCTGCATCTATTAAAGTTAAATCTGTGGTTACCCACCTCGCTGTACACAAATAATCATCATTAAAATTATGGACAATATAATCTCTTACTAAATCACTAATCTCAAAAATTATATTTGTTTGCGTACTAATTCTATCTTTTGATAATGTATAAATAAGATTATCTGTTGTATAACTTCCAGAAGTTCCATCATATACAAAAATCTTTAATTGTGCTGATTTTAATTTTCCCATCTTAAAATATTATTGGAATGGGGTCTGTTAAATTATTACCACAATTGGCAGGTTCTTCTGCTGTTATAACCCCTTGACTATTAATTCTTACAACAGTGAAACTACCTGTGTTACCACCAACCAAACCTGGTGTTTTGTGCCTTATACCATAAAATAGATTACCGCCATTAAAAGGACTTCCATTAAAACAAACAGGCGCACCAAAACTTAATCCAGATGGTAAAAATACTCGCGTATCACAATCATAAGTAAGATTGCTTGTACAATAACTTGCTTTTTGTGCAAAGCCTTGTCTTGCTAAAAAAAATTGGATATTTATATCATTTACATTAATTGATGCACAAGGATTTGGACTTGGCGCTTGTGAAAAATCTGCGGTACAAGTTGTTGTTTGACCACCATCCGAAAAATCACTTGGTATGGTAAAATCAACCTTTATAGTTCTTGTTACAGATGAACTTGATGTATTTTCGGCAAATTTTTGTTCATCAGCATTTGTTCTAACATTAGTAAATGATAAAAATGTATTATTAAATCTTACTTTGCCATTATGTTTTAAAATATCGCCATTACTTGTTATGTCAAATCCTGTAATTCCAACTTGGTCACAATTAAATGCTGGTTTTGCTGTTCCTAATTGAGTTGCAGATATTGCACAAACCAAAGTATCCCCACTATTAGAATATCCACTTGGTACGGTAAATACAGCAAAGAAATTTTGTGTAATACTTCCACTTACACTCCTTACTCCAATATTTGTAATTGGACTTCCAGATGATGTGGCTCTATATTCAACAAATGTTCCAAATGACCCTGAAGCTGGACTATTTAAAACACCACTTGCTGGTATACTTGTATCTGGATAACTAGCATTTACCGCATCAGTTGTGCTGTTTGATGTTGTACAATGCAAAGATTTAGCAGCCCCAGTAGAGCCTGGTACTAATCCAACGGTAAAAGTGTTACTTGATGTGGTGCAACCATCCAAACTATTGTGAGCAACAACTCGAACGGATAATGTTCCGCTTGCTCCGCTATTCCTTAAACTTAAAGTTTGATTTGCACCGCTACCACTTAACGAAACAACTATTGTATTAAATATATTTTGTGGAAATATTTCATAAGTTGTTATTGCACCGCTTGAGCCATTACTAAAAAAAGTTCCTAAAGATATTGTTTGCGCTGTGTCATTATCTAAATTTGTTATATTTCCTATAGTTGCACCACCTGTGTCGCCTGTAAATATCGCTTTGCTTGTTGATGCATTACAACCAGAGGCAGTTGTTGGTGGTTGGTCGGCTTTTGCATTACAAGTAATTATTTGTCCTGTATTTGTAAATCCTGGTGGAACACGAATACCAAAATCTACAGATTGGTTTGGTATAATTGCTCCTGTGCTATTTGTATTAAATTGAGTTACTGACCTTGTTACAATTATACCGCCATTAGCAACCGCAGGGTCGCCTATTGTTCCATCTGCCGTAATAGTCATTCCTTGCAATTGTGTCGTTCCTGCTACGCCAGAAGCATCCGCACAAGAATAACTTGAAATAGTAGCGGTTGGCTCACTTGCAGTAAGATAAAATGGACTTCTGGAATTTATTTTTGTACTCATAATTCTAAATTATCATCTATATCTTGTAAAAACGAAAGAAAAAACCTTTCTTGAAATTTGTCCACGCCTGTTTCAAAAGATTTGCTAAAAAAGAAAGTTGGCGCCAAACCTCTGTTGTAAATATTACTAGCAATGACATAACCCATACTTTTATAACCACCCGCTTTAAATCTTCCTTTTTCATCTCTGAATCTTATATTCCTTTTTTTTGCAAATTGCGCCATTATGGTAGAGAATTTTTTAAATGTACCACGTTTTGTTCCACTTCCAAATTTATATGGAGACATTGGCGCTTGTTGTCCTTTTATTTTTGCATTAGGAGATATTTTACTTGGATTTTTACCTTTTACTCCTTGGTCTACAAATTTTGCATAATCTATTTCTTGCAAAAATGGAAATTTAACCAAAATGCTTGTTGCTTGTGGGTCAATTTCAAAATCCACTTTTTTATATAAACTACTTCCACCTTTTTTTGCTTTTGTTAATCTTGTTCTTGATTGCTGAACAACATAATTACCAAATTCCTTGAGTGTTCTATGTAAATTGTTTAACTGCATATATTAATATCATTTTTAATTTGCACATCGAAAGTACAAACCCATCCTGCTAATAAATTCTCAAACCTGTCAGTAAATGGCTCACAAGTTGGATTTCCAACCAATTGATAATTATCCGAAAATATAGTACCTCTTGATAATTGAGATAATAATAAATTTATCACAGCCAATTGAGTATTTAAAACATCCTGCTCATTGTTATTGCCTGTAAAATAATCTTCTTTTGTTTTATCTTCTTCTTTTTTTTGCGTATCAACTAAATCCATACAAAACAAAGACAAATTCATTGTCCAAATATTTGTTGCGTAAGTTGCATTATTTACTATAATATGCGATAAAGGAAAAATTGTTTGTTTGTTTAAATCAATATCTGTAATGTCGCCTAAAGTAACACTATTAACATTTTCATCTGTCAATAATGTATCTTTTATTTTTGTGGTTAAATCGTAAAATGCCCTAACTCCTCTAGTACTCATTTTTTTTGATTAAATTTTTTTCAATTTCATTTTTCTCTTTCATAAATGCCAACATTAGTAAGCATTGATGCATTTTTAATTTAGTGATATCCTCATATTTTGTAACATCTCCTTGAGCGAGTGCATAGATGCTCTGATACCATCCCCATTTTCTCGCAAAATTGTTTGCTGCTCCGAGTCCAACTCCTTGGTTTTCTCCAAATAATTCAGGGTAGTTATCAGTAACTCGTTGCTTAAATGATAAAAAAAAACAAATGCTCCAAAAACCACATCTAATGGCATTTTAAGATAATTATTTGCGTTTTCTATCCCTTTATACTTTTCTATATCGTATCTATCTTCTTTTTTGTCTGTTATTGGTCGAAATAAAACAGCCATTGCTTTATGCATATTTTTCCAATCTGCCAAATTTTCATCCAAATCTATATATTCGCCAAAAGAAATCTCATCAAGTAATGGTATAAAACCATATTCTTTGCCATCCATTTTAAAAAATTGGATAAATTTATGCTCTTGACCAAATAAACCACTAATGTGGTCTGTTACATCAATTAAACTTTTCATTTTAATATTTGCTATATCTTTTAAATCAATATTACAAAATATTTCTACTAATTTTTGTAAATGAAAAGGAGTGCCTCTATTTTCTTCAGTATCAATTTTTACGAATTTTTGATATTGCTCTAAAGTGCATTCATTTAAATTTGATGGCATTACTATTTCTAACTTCATAAAATTATAACGTTTATATTCTACTTTTTTATATTAAAAAAGAGGATAGATTACGGTCTATCCCCTTTTCACATTACTAACCAAATCAAAACCAAGTTATAAAAAAACCAATTTCATAACCAAGTTAATAAAATATTTTTAAAATCAAAAATTAAAGGCAACTTGCTGTATGGCATAAGCTAGAACAAAAACCTTTTTTTTGAACTATTTTATTACATTGTGGACATCTATTTGGCTCGTAGTCACCATATGCTTCATCTATCCACGAGCCATCTCCTTCCATATGATTAAATATCATCTGCAGTACTTTTGTATTGATTTAGCTCATTTTTTATGCCAATAAGCTCTACTTTTCTATCTTGCGATATTTGGTGTTTCCATAAAGTTATATGGTTGTTTACCAATGTGGACAAAGTATTAATCTGTCTTTGCGTTAATTCTAATTGTATTGTTTCTCTCATAATTTATAATTTGGTATGTTATGTATATTAATCCATCCGTGAGTAATCAACGATATAGGCAACCATCGTTTTTGCTCTGTGTCGTAAAAGCAGCCATCATCTATGGCGATATTTTTTTCGTCTAAAATTTTGACTGCTTGTTCGTAAGTAAGTTGTTTCATAATTGTGTATTTTATATGAATATAATAAATATATAATTAACTAACAACTGTTGATTCTTTCCTCGTTTCGCTGATTTCCTCATCTGCAACTTTGAGTTTTTTGCGAGTTTTATCTGCATTTCCTAAATGTTTTCTATAAACTTTGTCTACTAATTCAAGGAAATCAATTTTATTTTGCAATGTTTTGAAATGAGATACTATTATTGCTTCTAGACTATCTATTTCATTTTCTTTTGACCATCTAGCATCTCGCAATTTTCTATCGTAATATCTATATTTTTTTGTTTTCTGAAATTTTTTCAGTGATTCTGTACTCCAAAACTCAAAATATCTATTTCCGAAATACTTTGTAGTATATCCTTTTCTTCCAGCTGACATAGCATCCGAAATTCCTTGTATATCTGCTTGTATTTTTTCTAAAGCAATTTTTGCGTAACTTAAATTGTATATATCGTCGTATAAATCGAACAATGTATCATTATTAAGTTCTAATTTTGTGTCTAAAATATGTTTCATAATGTGTATTTATTTAAAATTATGATTAAATATAACAATAATCTATTTAATTAACAAAGTTTAATAAAACTATCTTATAACATATTTTCCAAAGTTTGGTCTTGATAATTTTGTATATGTGGCATATCTAATTGCATCGGTTGTATGGTTATACATATCTAATGGTTGATTTAAGACATTACCACTTTTATCTTCTTTCCATTTATAGTGTTTAAATTCTTTTATTGTGTTGTGGCTTTTTTTGGTTATATGTAAATTATAACGTTTGAGCATATCTATACCAATATTAATTGAGTCTCTTCCTTTTGTAGCTGGTCTTATATTAAAACCCATTGTCCTTATTTCATCAATTGATTTTGGCTCTGCACTATCGGCATAAATTTCAGCCCTTGGATTTATATTTAAATTTTGTAACATATTACCAATATCTCTGTTGGTCATTCCTGTTTGATAAATCAATTCATTAAAATACAAATTATCATCTTGTTTATAAACCTCCACTAATGTGGTAGGGTCGTTTGTATAACCAAAATCCATTCCGTAAGATAAAAATATTGCTTCACGTGGAACATTATCAATTGGTGTAAAATTAAAAATGAGTGATTTACCTGTTCCAACTAATCCTTCGCCATATATTCGCCAATAATTCTCATCTGTATATTTTAACCTTTCTATCTCCTCTTTTATGCTTTTTTCTAAAAACGGATTGTCTTTGTATGTTGTTATAAAAAAATCTGCATCCTCTCTTGTTTTTACTTTTTCATATATCCAATGAAATTCATCTGATGGATTGTAGTCAATTATAATCCGACCAGTTGTTCTAAATATTAATTGTTGCCAATCCTCGTAAGTTAAATCGTTTGCTTCATTTATAAATAATAAATCTCTTTTCCTACCACGAATTTTTTGTGGCATATCCAAACTTATAAATTCAACCAAACAATCATACAATATATATTCTGATGAGCTTTTATTGTGAAAATGGTCTCGGTACATATCTTGATTTCTTAATATTTCAAAAAAATCTCTCATAACCGTAGCCCTCAAAGCTGGATAGGTTTTGCGACAAATTGTTATTATTTTTTTTCTATGGTGTGGCGCATAATAAAATATTATCCAAATTAAAATATTATATGTTTTTCCACTCCTTGTACCGCCTTGCTCAATAATAATTTTTTTAGTGGATTGGTCAAGGTGTTTACATACAATATTACTCTTTACTGTCGTCTGTAACAATTTCAATTTTTATATCGTTTGGTAATCCATCTGCTCCTGTTATTTCTTGCCTTTCAACATAACCTCGTTTTTTACCTCGAGTTGACAAATAAAATTTTATTAATTGTGTATTACCATCCTGTATTTGTTCAAACATTTTCGTTTCTGTAAAATCAAGAGCCACATTGCCAATATCATCTACTTGTTGTTTAAACTCTAAATCATTGTTATAATATTCATAAAAAGTTGACCTGTGTATTCCAACCTTTTTACAGGCTGTCGTTACCACTCCCATTGATTTCTCTAATGCGTTTACTAAATTTGCCTTTGTGTGTCGGATTTTGTCGGATTTACTCATCTTATAAATTTATTTTTATTGATATTATAATCGTAACCTAATTCATTTAGAATATATTTTAATTTTACATTTGGAAAACTTTGACTTGCATATCCAAGACTAAAAACAAATGTTCTAAATTTTGTTAAATCAATTTCTGGATTTTTTGTACAATATTCTTTTATTTTATTTTTTGAACTTTGTTTCTTGATTCTGTCAAAAATATCCTCTTTGTCTGGTTTTGCCAAATTTCTAAAAATCTTATCTATATTATTAACGTGATTTTTTAATAATAAATTATTTTTTGTTTTATGCTTGTGTTTTCTAATATTTTCTCTTAAAATTTTGTCTAATAAAACATATTGCTCATCTTCATTTTTAAATAAATATTTGTAATCTTTTCCTACCAACTCTGGAAAAGTACACCTGTTTGGCAATATAACCACTTGGTCGTTCAATATGCTTTCCGCTATGCTTATACAATAAGTTTCGTGTATGCTGTTTATAGTATTAGCGTGGCATTTGGATAACTCCCATAAATAATCCTCGTGTTTGGTAAAACTTTTTACAACCGTATATGGTTTTAAATTTATAGTGTTAATATTGTCTTTATCTCCTGCTGTAATTATTACTTGAAAATCGTGTCCATTGTCGTAAAGCTTATCAAAAATACTAAATGTTGTTTGCCATCTTTTATAACCATCTAATCTGTGATTGTAAATAAAAGTAAATTTGCCATATTTTGTAATTCCATCTATGCTATTACTATATCCACCTAATTTTACAATACTTTTCTTTTTTATAATATCTATGCTTTGCTGACTTAAAATATCTTTTGCTTCCTCTTCCAACATATTATAGCAATATTGCGTATGAAAATAATTTAAATCTGCACCTAAACTGCCGACTAATTGGTCATATAAAATGTGTTTACAAGGCAAATAATTTGTAAGATTTTCTAAACTGCGGTGTATCACATAATGATGGTAATTTATAACTTTGAATCTTTGTGAGTCAAGTAAAGTATCTTCAAAATAACGAAAATGATGTCCTTGCTCAACAACATTATTCCAAACCAAATCAAAGGCGTACATTTTAAACAATTGTCTAAACAAATTGCTATTAAAATAAATTACTTGATGTTTTTTACTTTTCGGTAATGGTATATTTAAAATTTTTACCAATGGACTTAAATCATCTTTTACATAATTCCTATTTTTGTCTATAATTAAGAAAAAATTATATTTTTTTGTTTTGACCAACTCATTACATATTTGTTTTATAATTATATAATTACTATCTGCATTTAAATTATCTACAGATAACATTGGATATATTAAGACATTTAATTTTGTATTTTGCATCTTATAGCTGGATATTTTTTTATTATATTTTGTATTTCAGTTTCCACTTCTTCATATTGACCAAAAGACATATTAAATGTGATTACGACTTCTTCTTTATTTTCAGCTATGCTTTCATCATCAAAAGTTTCTTCTTCAAAGTGGTCATCAAAACTAACCACATCCAACCCCCAGTCTTTTAATTGGTCATTTGACCATTCATTTGCTAATAAATCCCAATCCCAATCTCCATAATTGACATTATCTTTTATAATAAATTCTTGTTTTTGTTCTTCTGTCCAATCTTTTACTTGTATTATTTCTAATTCTTTTACTCCTGCTTCCTTACAGGCTTTTAACCTCATATTTCCGCCTAATACAATCATATTTTCATCAACCACAATTGGTCGCTTGTCCAACATCTCTGGAAAAGTTTTTATACTATTTACTAATTTATCGAATTTGTAATCCTTAATTATTCGTGGATTCGATGGGTTTTCTTTTATTTTGCTTATCTGTACTTTCATCCTTAATATTATTTATAGACTCTTTTAACTGAATTTTTGATATAATTTCACATAATTGCTCGTAAGAAAAATCTTTAATAAGCTCATTTATTATATCGTGTTTTTGTTTTGGGTTTTTGTCTAACAGTTTGTAAAATAATATCTCAAGATTCTTATTGTATTTGCAATAAAATTTAAAGTTATTATAAGCATATAATGCTGTGGTATGGTCGTAAGGTTTTTTATTTTCTCTAAAATACGCTGTAATTTCTTTATATTTCCATTTTTCAACTGAACGTAACAAATAGACAAATAAAGACCTATGCTCTACAATAATATTTTTTCTTGAATTTTGCATAACATCTATTTCTGTTAATTGTTTAATCTGTTCTTTGTACTCGTTTGCTTTATCTATTTTGTTCATAAATTTTCTTCTATATAATAATTATAAATAAAATCTTTTATCTCATCTTCTTCTTTTTTCTCTATATGTGTTTTATATATGTCAATAGCTTTTTTTACTTTATTTTCTCCAGACTTGTAAAATTGTTCTGTGCTATGGTAAATACCAATATCTAAAGTATTTTTATCTATTGCTACAAATTTAAAATTTTCATAGTCAATATTAAACATATTTGAATAAAGATAACATTGTATATCGTATCCATTGTCGTAAGCATCTCGTTTAAAGTATTTTATATTTCTAGTTGTTTTTAAATCCACTATTTGATTGTCTCTAAAAATATCAGCTTTGGCTCTAAATGGTATATTTTCTATTTCTCCGCACATTGGCACTTCAAATTGTGCATCATTTAGAAAAGAAACAGCTTTATGATTTTTATAAAAAGCATCCATCAACCTTTCCGCTTTTTGTTTTTCATCTTGCGTAAATACATTGCCATCGCCATATTCTTTTACCATTTTTTTGTACTCAACACCTTTTGTTAGTGTATTACAAAAAATTAATTCAGCAAATTTATGTGGCTCTAATATTGATGTATGGAATAACCAACCATCTCGCAAAGCTTGGTTGTTGTTGTTTGTTGTTCGGTCAATCCAAAAAAATTTTTTCATACTTTGTTCTATCAATTTGATAGCGGAACTGCTTAACATATTTTTACCACAGTATCCATAGTAAAAATCATCTTTTTGCATTTCTTTGGTCAAGCGTTTTAAGTTCCATCTTTCTCCGTTTAGTAATGTTATTTCAGTCATTTTTTATTTTTGGTTATAAATTGTGTCATTTGTTCTTTTCTTCTTTCAACCATTGAACTATACTTTTTTAAATTTTTTTGCTTTCGCCTGTAATATTCAAAAGTTTCATTTACAATATAATCACTCATTTTTTTTGTTTTAAATAATTTATATAATGCTTTTTTACGTGGTCAAACATTGTTGGCGTAAAAGTGTCTATGTAATCATCTGGATTAAATACCAAAGTAATTTTTTCGCCATCATACGTTTTTGCTTCAACGTAAATATCTTGGGTTTCTTCGTTATTTGGACTTATCGACCAACATTGGTCAATATAGTAACAAACATTATTACCAATAACCCTACCCACATAATGTAATCCTGTGGTGTCATCTTTTATCGTTTTTTTGTTTTTCATCTTTAAAAGGTAATTCAAATACTTTTTTTATTGCATTAATTTCATTTTCTAAAGTTTGTTTTTCGGCTCGTAATTTTAATATAATATCGTTGTATTGGTCAGCCATTGCATCTGCTTTTTGATATATATTTAATATTACACCAATTTCAAGTAAAACTTTTGCATATGCATCTTGGCACTTTGGTATCTCTTTGCTTTCTGGATTTGTTTTAAGCCATTTTTTAAAAAAATCAGAAACAATTTTTGATTGTGCATAAATTTGCATTTCCTGTTGTGCGGTAAGTTTTTTCCAAAACCTACTTTGGTCCATAATTGTTCTAGTGACCATAATGCGGATGTGTTTCGTATTTTGGTTGACCATCCCATTTACTTGCATATTGCGAATAGGACATCATAGCAGACAAATTTATTTCGTTTGTCCTTTCATTAATCCATATCCTTACTTTTCTGCGTATTGTTTTTTGGTCTTTATTTACAACCATATATGGCACTACACATAATTGCGTTTGTGTATGTTTATCTTCAACCATTTTATTTTCTAAATGGACAAAGTCCGCTTGTTGATTGTGAACTTTTACAACCATATAAAAATCAATGTTTGTTTGTTCGTAACCCCAAGATGAAACAAATATATCTCCAGGTTTTAAAGTGTCTCGTAATTTTATTTCTAAAGGTAGTGTATTCATATTATTAAAATTTCTATGAATATAATTAACAATATTGAATAAAACAACTTTTAGCAAATATTTTTTAAGTGAGCATATTTTTCTTCTAACAAATAACAGGGTTTTAAAACTTTCTTTTTTGTCCATAATGTAGTATCTGGACAATACATATCTTGTGGTGGCGGTAATTTAATATCGTTTAACCAAAATAAATAATTTCCTTTTTTATCGTTTACAAAATACAATTTGACTTCTTGTTCCATTTCCATCAATCTATCGTATTTGTATTTTTCAAGCAATTTTGTTTCGTACCATTTTTTACGAAATTTCATTTCTATTGCACAAGATTTTCCTTTTGGTGTAAATCCTACCGCATCACAATGTGAATTGGATTCTCCTGTCCATTTAATTTGCCATCCATCTATATTAAATAAGTGGACAACACCTTGCTCAAGTTCGTGTATTGTCTTTATATCCATCCTCATAAATTGTATTTAATTGTCCTATC